GTCAGGGTCCAGGGACAGGGTGCCGCCAGCAGGGGCGGTACCGTCAGGCAGCACCACCCGCCCGCCAAGGCGCGCCCACGGCACCGGCGGGACAGCGATCTGCTCAGTGTCGGTCATGGTGCCTCCTTGGCTCGCGCCTGGCCTTGACGTCGTCGATCCGGGCGTGGATCACCTGGTGGGCGCGGTCGGAGGACGCGGTGTGCGCGCGCAGGTCGTCTCGCAGCCCGTCGATCTGCAGCTCGGCCCGGCGGTCGCGTGACTCCCTGGCCTCGGCCTCGGCGATACGGGCCATCTCCGAGGCGTCCATGCGCTGGAGCATCGTGGCCTGCCCTGCCGTCAGGTCAGCCACAGCCGTGATCAGCCCGTCGACGTCGTCACGCAGGTGCGTGCCGTGGCTGTTGGTCACCCCGTCCCTGGCGGCGGCCGCCTGCCCGGCGGCCTCGACCGACGCCTCCGCAGCCCTCCTGGCCTGGTCCGACACCCCGTCGAGCTGGGCGGTGATACGCCGCTGCAGCCAGCGTGCCAGCGCCGTCAGCACCCCGGCCAGGGCCACGACGACGGCGGACAGGGCTGCCAGCGCCTCAGGGGTGGTCATCGCCTGGGTGACCGGGGCCGGCAGCGACTGAGCCAGGGGCAGCAGCAGGCTCACCGGTCCTCCTCGCCGCAGGCCTCACCCGTGGTGGGGTGAGGCGTCCAGGTGGGAGCCATGACGCCACCGTCAGGGTCCGGCGGGTCCGGCACGGGCGGGACGGCCAGGTGGCGGGCACGGTAGTCGGCCCGCGTCTGGCCTCCAGGGGTACGGATACCGATCCAGTCGATCAGGCGGACGTCACCGACACGGACGGCGGCCAGGGCCTGGTAGACGGCCCACGCGACGCCCAGGATGCCGCTGGCCTGGGTGGCGACCAGCCGCCAGGAGAGCGGGTAGGAGGACACCAGCCAGATGACCACCGAGGCGACCAGCGCCACGACCACCAGGAGGGCGGCCCGGCGCTGGGGCGTCCACCAGGGGCGGTCGAGCGCGGCCTGGACCACCGGCCACACCAGCCCCGTCCACACGACAGCGGTCATGGGGTCGGCGCCGACACCCCGGACCGCCTCCCACAGACCCATAGCGTCTCCGAGCGTCACCATCACCACACCCGTCCGTTGTTGAGGGCGGTCTGGACCGCGCGGGCCGTGACCGCACCCAGGTAGCCGTCCACGGCCACGCCCAGGCGGGACTGCCACGCCCGGACCGTGTCCGGGCCCAGGACCCCGTCAGCGCTCACGCCCAGGGCGGACTGGAGAGCACGGACGACCGGGGACCCGGCGCCGGAGCGGTCCCAGACCCAGCCGCCGCCAGCAGCCGGCGCATACTTCCGGTTAGGTGCCCACTGGCCCCAGACCTCCCCGTCCACGGGCGTTCCCAGGACAGACTGGAGGGCACGGATGGTGGCCGGGCCGATCACACCGTCCACCGCCAGGCCACTGGCCTGGGCGGGCTGAGCGGGGGCTGCGGTGCCGGTGTAGTTGGGGCGGATGACCGCCGCGATGCCACGGCTGCGACGACGACGCCACACACCGTTGCCCGCCGACTGGGACCCTGCCGCCCCGGACGAGGTGTTGCCCTCGATGGTCTGCAGGACCCCGCCGCCCAGGTTCCGCTCGACCAGGCCCACGTGGTCGGTGGGGCCACCGTCCCAGTTGAAGATCACGACATCGCCGGGCTGGGCCTGGGCGACGGGCACGAGACGGCAGCCGGCTCGACGCGCCTGGGCGATCGTGGTGTCCGTGTGCGAGGAGTAGCCGCCGATCGCACCGACCTGGCCGCACTCGTCCAGGCACATGGCCACGAACAGCATGCACCACCAGATCCTGTTGGACGGTCCGAGGAGCCAGGCCCCCTTTCCACGGTGGTACCAGTACCGGGCGGCCTCGGAGCCGACCTGCGGGTCACGGGGAGCGTAGTAGCCGATACGTGAGGCGGCGCGGGCGAGGACCTGCTGCTGGACGCTCATGCCTGCTCCTCCTCACCGGTGTCGACCTGGGCGTCCTGGGGCACGTCCGCACCCTCGTCCTCGCGCGGGTCAGTGCCAGGGCGCGTCAGCTCCCCGTCAGGGACCTGGGACTCCTCCCAGGAGGCCGCGAGCGCGGTCAGGTCCGCGTCGCCCGTGTCTGTGGCCGTGGTTGTGGCTGTGGTGGTGTCTGTCATGGTTCCTCCCTTTGTGGGTATGAGGAGAGCCCCGCACCGGTGTGGTGACGGGGCTCGGGTGGGTCGTGTGTGTAGGTGTCAGGCGAGGGTCCACAGGGCGGGAGTATTGGGGGGCTCCCAGCCGGTCTGTGAGGTGTGGGGCTGGATGCACCGGTAGGTCTGGCCACTGTGGGTGACGAGCGCGTCTGCCTCGTACTTGGTACTGGGTTCCCAGGGGTCGGCCGTGGCCACGTCCTCTGGGGCGGCGTGACGCCATCCCATCGGGTAGTCGTCTGGGCCTGCGGTGTGCGGCGACAGCCAGGCACCGGACGCATTGACCCACTCGACTCCCTTGACGGTGAGGTGCTCGCCTGGGCCGATGACGGCGGTGGTGTCCATGTCGGACACGTCTGGGACGGTGTCCGGGACGATGACGGCGGCGGCGTAGTCGGCTGCTGCCTGCTCGGCGGTGGCACGGGCCGTGGCCATGGTGGTGCGTCGCATGGCCTCCGCTGACATCAGCGGCCACGCCTGGGCCCACTGCTCGTCGGTCATGGCGCGTAGCCGGTCCTCGGTGATCATCTCATCTCACTCTTCCTATCGTGGTTGACGGGCCTGTGTGCTGGGGTCAGGCGATCCAGGTGGCGGTGCCGTAGCACCAGCCGGTGCCCCAGGTGAAGGAGCTGGTGGGCTGGACGCTGATCGACCTGCCTGCGCTCCTGTACACCAGGGGCATGGCGTAGGCGCCGGCGTGGAGGGTGCCCAGGCTGGTCCAGTCGACTGCCGGGGCGGGCACACCCGCTGGTATGTGAGCGACCGGGAACCCCTCACCCACCTTGGTGTCGAATGAGCTCCGGGGCCAGCGGATGGTCAGGGGTGCCAGGTGGAGGGCACCGACGCTGTGCACGGACCCGGACGACGGGTCGAACACCCACCAGCTCTCCGCGGTCAGGGGAGCGGACGAGCGGACGTCCCCGGCCTGCACCGCCTCCCACCTGGTACCGTCCCACGCCTGGAGCACCCCGGCGATACGGACGTAGACCGGCTTGTCTGCCGAGGCGCGTACGCCTGCCGCAGCGAGTGAGGACACGAAGGCGCTTGCCTGGGACAGTGACGAGCAGGTCTTGATGTCCCCGATGGACAGGGACAGGTCGAGCAGGGCCTGGCGTGAGGCCAGGTCGGTGGCGGCCGGGACGGTGTGCCCGCGGGCGTCGGTCAGAGGCATGGGGGTCTCCTAGAGCTTGGATGTGTAGGTGATGGTCAGGCTCATGGACGACCCCTGCCCTGAGACGGCGCCGTAGCCGGTGCCGGTCAGTGCCAGGCCCTGGCCGCCCATCAGCGAGGAGGCCAGGGATGTCACGTCCACGTCGATGGGGCTGGTGCCACTGACCGTGGCGGTGACTGCGGTGCCTGAGGCCTGCGGCCCGGTCTCGGACCAGGTGGCCGCCTGGATGCTGGCGGTCCAGGTACGGTCCACGGCCGGGGTGAGCCGGAGGATGACGCGGTCGAGCCGGCCCGCGCCCAGGGCCTCGACGTGACGCCCGTAGGAGGCCAGCGACCGCAGGGTCGTGCTCCCGCTGGTGCCCTGGTAGAGGTCCGTGGTAGATCCGCCCGAGGTGGCCTCCCAGATCCCCCACCCCGAGTGGCCGATGGCAGAGGCCGTGTAGGTTCCGGTCCACTGCGCCGGGATCGTGACCGTGCGGGTCGTGGCCACGGGAGCCCGGGCGGGAGGCGGGGTCGGTAGCGTGCCGGCCGGCGTCGGTGCAGGGCCCAGGACGTGCACAGGACGCCCGGTGGCCGCGTCCAGCAGCACGTAGCAGGTCCGCACCGACGTCCAGGGGGTCACGGTCGAGGGCAGGGTGATCGGAGCCGACCCCAGCAGGCTGACCGTCACTGCCCTCCCACCGTCCGAGACAGACACGACCTGGGCCACCGCCGTCAGAGACCGATCCGAGCCTGTGCGGGGAGCGTCATCCAGGGCCATCGTGTCCAGCAGCGGCAGCAGGCGAGTCACTGGTCCACCTCCACATCCGTGCGAGCCGTCTCGCTCCACCCCAGCGGCACCTCCACCGACGCCACCGTGCCCGTGCGGCGGATCAGCTCCGTTCCCGCAGTCGCCTGGGTGACCAGCTCGACCGTCTCGTCCAGGCTGATCGTGGGGTCAGGCACGTGCGTGACCGGCACCGTCACCTGACGACGCACCGACGTCGCCAGCATGCTCGCAGCGGTCTTTTCTGCCACCGACTGCGACGTGATCAGAGGCGAGCTGAAGAACTTCGTGACGACGCCATAGGGGCCGCTCACGGACAGGGGGCCGGTGGTCTGGTCCGCGACCGCCTGGAACGCCGGCGCACCGGAGTCGGTGATGTCCTGTCCTCTAGCGACAACACGGTTGTACACTCCGTCGCGCCTGGCGGCGGACGGGGCTCCGATGACGGTGCCCTCGGCCCCGTCGCTCATGACCCGCGCCTGGCCGCCCGCGGCCGGTGGCAGGACGTAGAGGATGCCGTCCTGCCCCTCACGCAGGCGGGCCGGCCAGGCGTCCGCGATCTCGTAGACGGCGTCGATCCTCGACTCGCCCCACGACATCGACGGGCACCGCCGGTCAGCCAGGGCAGGGTCGATGATCACCCCCATATGGGTGCCCACCAGGCGGCGCAGCTCGGTCGCCAGGGTGCCTCCCACGCGAGGGGCGGTGGGAGTGGTCAGGCGGTCCTCCTCCAGCCTGTGCAGTAGCGAGCGGCCCGACACCTTGACCGTCTGGTCGTCCGCCTCCCACTCGGTCACCAGGAAGCGGCCAAGCGGGACGGCCCACGACTGTCCGGTGACGAGGGAGCCGACCGTGACGGACACGTGCAGCACCTGCCCGGCACAGGCCAGCGGGCTGGTCAGGTCCACAGGCCGCCAGTCCCGCGCGTCCGCGTCCTCACCTGCCGACGCCACCCTGGGCACCGTCAGCGACAGAGACCCCTGCACCTGCTGGGAGGCGCTCCACGACACCGAGCCGGACCCCACCGGCACCTGCCCCAGCCACGTCGTCCCCAGCCAGGAGTCCACACGAGGGGCCCACGAGTGCGCCCCCGCCAGCACACCAGCCGGCACCTGCACAGGCGTGAGAGTCACCTGCCCACCTCCTGCCACACAGTCCGGTCAAACACGTCCCAGGTCATACGGCGGGCCTGGAGCGTGCCCCAGGTGAACCGCACCCGGTCAAAGTCCGCCCACGTACTGGTGGCCAGAGTCGTCTCAGGCTCAGGCACCGCCACCAGCGCCCCCTTGAGCGACCACGACCGCTCAGCCACGTCCACCCGCGACGAGCGAGCGTGAGACACGTCCGTGAGCACCATGACCGTCACCGGCTCCACGTCACACGCCCCCACCCGGCACTGAAAGCAGTGCAGCGGGTTGTGGTACAGCGCCACCACCGCCGGACGAGCCGCGAGCGCGGTCAGGGCGTGGGTGTGGGTGCCGGTGGTGCGTGCGGTGAGGGTGGTGGTTCCTGCTCCCATGGTGGGGGCGAAGACGGGCACTGGTGTGGGGCGTCCTGGGATGTCGTGTGTGGTGACGCGCATGTCCAGGGTGTGTGGGTCGTTGCCCTGCCAGATGAGGTCGATGTGGGTGGTGGAGGTGATGTCGGTCAGGAGGGTGTGGCCGGCCCAGGGGCGGGTGACGGTGGTGGACTCGGTCACGAGGCCGGTGGGTGTGGTCAGGCGGTAGCGGATGGGCTGGTTGACGGGGGCGATGGGGTCTGCGAGGACGACCTGTGTGCCCTCGGAGACCCGGTGTCCGCCGCGTACGTCCCAGGTCCACCCGGTGGGGGTGGTGCCGGTGACGGTGTAGGTCATTCCCCTGGGGACGGTGCCGGTGGGGACGGTTACCTGGATGAGTGGTGCCTGGCCGGACAGGGCCGTGGCGGTCAGTGGCATCAGCGTCTCCTCCCGGTGACGGAGCGGCGTGTGGCCAGCAGCCTGGTGGTGGTGGCCTCCAGGTGGGCGGCCAGGGAGGTGCCGTCGTCGAGGACGAGCTGGAGGCTGACGCCGTCGAGGCTGGCCAGGGGGTTGTCTGTGCCTCGGGTGGCCAGGGTGGAGATGTCGTCCCACTGGCGTGCGGTGAGGACCGCCTCGCGCTGGCCGGTGTGGTTGACGGCTGTGGTCAGGCCTGGGTGGAGCCATCCTCCGGCGTCGTACTTTCGTGAGCCTCGGTAGCGTCCGACGGTGGGCGAGCCCCAGATGGCGGTCTCTCGGCCTGACAGGCCCTCACGTGGCTCTTCCACCATCCGTCCCGGGCCGGAGTAGATGGCCACGTGGTGGGCGGGGCTGCCCCAGAAGAGCAGGTCGCCGGGCACAGCCTGGGACATGGACACCGGGGTGGAGCCGGACTGGTAGCCGGCGGCTGTCAGGCGTGGCCACCCTAGGCCGAGCTGCTGGGCCGCCCAGTAGACCAGGCCTGAGCAGTCCAGGCCTGGTGGGATGGAGGAGCCTCCCCACACGTAGGGCACACCGATGGCCCGACGGGCCGCCCCCACCAGTCCTGCTCCCCCGCCGATCCCGGACTCATCCACCTTGGTCTTGAAGATCGACTTGATGCCCTCGAAGAGCATCGGTGGGATGCCGGCGGCGATCTGCCCCCAGGCGGTGGAGGTCAGGGACGACAGGAGGGTCCTGGCGGGGCTGATGACCAGGTCGGTGATCGCGCCGAGCGGGTCGGAGACGATGTCCGCCACGGCGGACGCGGTGTCCTTGACCCACGACCAGGCTGCGGAGGCCGAGCCCCTGACACGGTCCCAGATGCCTCCCTCGGCGAAGGCGACCTGGCCGCGGCGGGCTCCGCCGTCACCGACCGTGGACAGGCCGCGACCGCGGGAGGCGTTGACCGCGTCCAGCCAGGTGCGGCCTCCCAGGGCGCGTAGGGCGTCGGGGCGGATGATCCCCTCACCACCGGACAGGCGCAGCGCTCCCCCGCCGTCAGGCGAGTAGAAGGTGTAGACGTCCTTGCCGGGGGTGTATCCCGGTGTCATGGTCCGGAACTGGCCGCCGGTGGCGTAGCCAGGGATCTTGGAGACCGACGGCATGCGGATGGACAGGCCGACCTTCTCCGCGATCGTGTCGAAGGTCTTCTTGATCCCGTCGGTGTAGACGGTACCGATGACGAAGTTGATCGGCTTGGCCGCTGCGGCCTTGATGCCGTCCCAGGCGGTGGCCACAGCCGTCTTCATGTTCTCGAAGCCGGTCTTGACGTTGTCGATCACGCCGGAGATCGCCGGCCACAGTGTGCCGGTGAACCAGTTCTTGACCACCTCGACCGCGGTCCTGACGGCGTTCCAGGCCGTGGCCACGGAGTCCTTCATCGCGGTGAACCCGGCAGACACCCAGTCGATGACAGCTGAGATGGCCGGCCACACCCAGGCCTGGAACCAGGCCACCACGACTCGGACCCCCGCCATGATCCCGTTCCAGACCGCCAAGACAACCGTCTTGAGGAGGTTGAAGTAGGCGACGTACAGGTCGATCACGAAGGAAATGACGGGCAGGACCCAGGTCTGGAACCAGCCCACCACCACTCGGACCCCCGCCATGATCCCGTTCCAAGCGGCCTTGACGGCCACCATGAGGCCCAGGAACGGGGCGGTGAGCATCGCCCCGACCAGCTCGATGACGGGCAGGACCCAGGTCTGGAACCAGCCCACAACCGTCTGGACAGCCGCCATGATGGCGTCCCACACGGCCGTGACGGTGTCCTTGACGGCGGTGAACCCGGTCTTGACGCCCTCCCACACCGTGGACAGGACAGGCACGAGGGTGGTGCGGAACCAGTCCACCACCGCCGCGACAGCGTCCTTGATGGCCTGCCAGGCCGCGGCCACGACCGCGCGCCCGGTGTCGGTCTGGGTGGCGAACCACACCACCCCCGCCACCACCGCGGTGATCGCGGTGACGATCAGGCCCAGGGGGTTGAGGTTCATCACCACGTTGAAGGCTGCCTGCGCGGCCTTGGCGATGTTGGTGGCCTTGGTGAACAGGGACAGACCCTTGACCCACCTGAGCAGGCCACCTGCCGCCATGACGGCGTTGTGGGCCCTGTGAGCTGCCACCAGAGCCGTCAGCCCACCAGCGGCCACTCCTAGGGCCACACCCAGCGGCGCCAGCACGTCACGGTTGCGCGAGGCCCAGGAGAACAGGTCTTCCAGGCCCTGGACGACCTGCGCGACGATGCCGGGCACACGTGAGACCACGCCGCCAGCGACCGACGCCAGCTCAGAGACCATCGGTCCGACTGACTCCCACGCGCTCTGCAGCGCGGGGACAAGGGTGTCCTGGACCCAGGCGAATGCCGCCCCGGCGGCGTCGGACATCGCCGACAGGCCACTGGTCAGGGCCGGCTTGACGTCCTCGATGATGTCCTTGACCCCGGAGACCAGGGTCGCCTGGAAGTTTCCCCAGGCTCCCTCCATGGTCGACGTCGACGTCGCAGCCTCACGGGCCACGTCCGTCATGCCCAGGGCCAGGATCGCCTGGTTGAACTCCTCGGCGGTGATCTGCCCCTCGGCCATGGCGTCACGGAAGTTGCCCGTGTACGCCCCGGCCTCAGCCAGGGCCTGCTGGATCTTCCCGCTGGCACCCGGGATCGCGTCGGACAGCTGGTTGAAGTTCTCCGTGGTCAGCTTCCCCTGACCAGCGGTCTGGGTCAGCACCATCCCCACGGACTTGAAGGTGTCGGCGTTGCCACCCGCTACCGCGTTCAGGTTCCCGGCAGCCTCAGCCAGCCGGTCATAGCCGTCCACGCCGTTAGAGGCCAGCTGGGAGGTGATCGACTGGATGTCAGACAGCTCGTAGACGGTCTCGTCGGCGTACTTCTTCGTCGAGGCAGCAAGCGCCTCGATCGTGGAGGTGTCGACGTCCGCGAACCGCAGCGTCGACTTGAACTTGTCGGTCGCGTCCGAGGCGTCCATCGCCTCCGACGCCAGGCCGCCGATACCGATCGCCGCGCCCAGGGCCGCCAGAGGTCCCATCGCCTGACGCACCAGTCCCCGGAAGGAGCCCAGTGCCGTGCCAGAGCGACGCACCGCCCCGTCCGCCGAGTCAGCGGCACGGTCCATCTTCTCGATGCCCTCGGCCGCCTCACGGGCAGCACGCCCAGCCTGACGAGCCTCAGCCCCCTGCCTACCCTCTGAGGCCGCGAGCGCGTCGTTGGCGGCGTCGGCTGCGCGGGTCTTGAGCTCGACCTCTCCCAGGGCCTTGGAGTGGGCTGCGGCGGCGGTGTCGGCTGCCTTGAAGGCGGCCTGGGCGTCCTTGGTGGCGGAGGCCAGGGCCGTCTCGGCTCGGGCGACGTCGTCGGCGTTGCCCGAGGCGCGTGCGGTGGCCAGGGCCTTCTCGGCTGCCTGGACCTTGCTGGCTGCCTCGGCCTCCTTGGTGCGTGCGTCGGTGAGGGTCTGGGTGGACCTGGCGGCGGTCTCCTGGGCGGAGGCCAGTGCCTGGCCGGCTGTGGCGGCCTCGGTGCGCAGACGCTCGGTGGACTTGCCCAGGGGGTCGGTCAGGGCGTTGGCGACGTCCTTGCCGGCGGTGGTGGCGGACTTGGTGAAGGAGTCGGAGCAGGCCTTGCCGGCCTCTCCTCCTGCCCTGGTGGCGGCGGTGCGGGTCTCGTTGGAGACGGTCTTGTAGAAGCCTTTGAGGGAGGGGACGACGTCGACGAAGACGGTGCCGGCCTGGAACGCGCCTGCCACGGGGCACCACCAGCCTTTCGTGTGTGCGGGTGGTGCCCCGTAGCGGGGCGGGGTTATCGGTCCAGTGCCCAGGGTGTCATGACGGCGATGACGTCCCAGGCCTTTTCCATGGCCAGGTCCTCGCGTGCCTTGTCGACTGCTGTGACTGGCTCGGGCCAGGTCTGCCTGCCGCCCAGGGCGTGGACCAGGAGGTTGTAGATCGCGTGCAGGGCAATGGCCTCGGGGGTCTGGTCACGCAGGGTAGCGGGTGTGTCGTCCTGGTCGGTGCGGTCGACGGCCTGGGCGATGTCGCGGGCCCGCTCGGTGTCGTTGAGCATGGCTGAGACCATGCGGGAGGTGGGGCCGAGCCCGTCGACCAGGTCTGCCAGGAACCTCCACCGGCGCTGGACGAACAGGGCGGGCACGTCCCATCCCTGCTCGCCCAGGTCGGCGGTGATCTCGGACTGGTACCGGGTCAGTCGGTCGAGGAGGGCTCGCCTTTTCCCAGGCTCCCCATGCCTGCCTCGTAGTGCCGGTTGGCCTGCCGCAGCAGCAGCACCGCCTGGCGTCCGGTCAGGCGCTGGTCGACCAGGAGCTGGTAGTCCTCATCTGACAGCCAGCGCCTGAAGACCTCCATGGGCCACGACAGGGACTGCATGTCGGTCAGGAAGCGCTCGGTCTCCTCGGCGGGCAGGTCCATGGGGTCGGGGAAGGTGACGACCTTGGAGCCGATACCGAAGGTGAAGGGTCCGGGGGCCGCTGCGCCGTCCAGGTCGTTGAGAGCGGCGAGGGTCAGGTCGGGGGTGGTGGGGCTGGTGGTCATGGTGGTCTCCCTCAGCGTGGTCAGTTCTCGGTCTTGGCGGTCTTGGCCAGCTTGCGCTCAGGCTTAGCCGAAGCGGGGGCTGTCTCTGGAGCAGCCGCCTGGGTGTCCTGCGGCTCCTGAGTGGTCTCCTCCCAGCCGGTAGCCAGCAGGGTGCGTGCCTCACCGGGCTGGTCGGTGGTGCGCGTCAGGACGGTCTTGTGGCCGTCGGTGGTGGTGACGGTCTTGGTGAACTCACGCATCATGGGTCCCTCTCTGTGTGTGTCGTGGTGGAGCGGTCCCCCGGGGGTGTGGTGGGTGCCGCGTCCCCGGCCGGGAGACCGTGCAGCCGGGGACGCGACGTCAGGGCGGTCAGGCCGTCTTGGTGAAGCCGATCGCGTCCAGGTGGGTCAGTGCGCCGGTGCCGCCGATGTAGTGACGGCAGGGCGTGCCCAGGGCGGTGTCGGTGAAGACGTCGAGCTCCAGGTCGAACTTCACCGGGTCGGAGGAGGACCACACCTCCTCGGGCACGGAGGCGAGCTTGACGCGCGGGAAGCCGCGTCCCAGCAGCCACTCGTTGTCCGCCGGCCCGTCGGCCATGATGGCTATCAGCCGGAACTCGCTGAACTGGGGCATGGGAGCCTCGTCGAAGACGATCTCCCCGGAGGCAGCAGCCTTGGTCTTGGACAGGTCCACGCCGTAGACGAGCTCCTGGACGTTCTTGCGCAGGGGCTCCAGCACGCCGAACTTGATGGTCTTGGGGGCCTTGACCACGTCGGTGCGCACCGGCTCGACGTAGCCCAGTGCCTCGACCTCCTCCTTGGACACGTCCGCGGAGAAGGTCACCCCGTCGGTGGTCATCATGCCCACCGGCAGGTACTCGGGCGGTATCTCACTGAGCTGCCCGTTGGTGTCGGTGATCTTGTCCGGCAGCCCTGCGCTGGCGGGGGCCATGAAGATGATGACGTTCAGGCCCTTGCGGACGTTGGTCCCGTGGTTGTGCTTGGCCTTGAGCGCCTCGATCGTCGTTGCAGCCATGATGGGTTTTCCTCTCGGTCAGTAGATGGGTCGGTGTGTGACATCGAGGACCATGGAGGCCACCTCGATGAGGCCTGCGTAGGGGCGGGTGACCGGCTCGGCGGACACGGCCACCTCGTCGATCAGCCCCACAGGGGTGGGCAGGTTCGTGCCCACCAGGGCGTCACGGACGCGTGACGCCACGAGCAGGGCCGACGACGAGCCCGGCCCGGTGGCGGCGGTGTGGTAGACGTCCACCCCCACCTGGTCCAGGCGGTCGACCTCGTCAGCCGTCCCGGACAGGTGGTGGACGTGCACCACGGGCACCGGGCCGCTGGTGAACTCCACGTCCAGGACGCGGGTGGTCTCCATGCCCGTGGTGCCGGTGACCGCCGCCCGCACCAGGGAGACAGGGTCAGCGAACGTCATCGCCTCCTCCTTCTGCGCACCGTGCGGCCAGACGCCTTAGCGCGCTTGCTGCCAGCCAGACGCCCCAGCGTGTGAGCACCCGCCACCGGGGCACCGCCCGGGCCGGCGTGCCCGAACTCCACCGCGGCCGCGTGCGGGGAGTCGTTGAGCACCCGCCCAGCGGCTCTCTCACTGACCCCGCCACGACGCGTGCGCACACGGGCTGTCGCAGACTCCGTGCGGTAGGAGCCCGCCAGGGCCCCGGACCGGCTAGGGGCCGTCCGGGAGGCCTCCTGGGCGACCTCCTGAGCCGCAGCCAGCATCGCCGCCCTCATCCCGGAAGAGACCAGCAGGGCCTGGGCCCCACGCCTGTCGATCTCGAACCTCGCGGGCACGGCTCACCTCCTGGTCAGCGTGGCCACCACACCCATCGGCCACACCGCCGGCGTCGCCTCCACCTGCCAGACACCCGCGAGCGCGTGAGTGGGTGGGACGGTGACGGTGTCGAGGTGTCCGATGGGGGCGGTAGGTGGGGCGTAGAGGGTGGCGGTGTCGGACGGTGACTGGGAGGTAGCCGGGTCGGTCAGACGGGGCGTGGTGGCGGTGGCTGGTGCGACCAGGCAGCCGCTTACCTCCTTGGGCTCGTCCTCTGGGGTGAGGTAGCCGTCAGCGTCCCGGCGGACAGGACCGGTGACGGTGACGGTGGTCCTCCACTCCTCTGGCATGAGGCTGACAGGGCTGAGGGGGCTCACGGGTACCTCTCAGACGCCAGGGGGACGCTGACCGCGCCGGTGCGCCAGGGGCGCAGCATGATCTGGTCCTGGCGGGTGAGCCACACTCCCCCGCCCTGGGAGTCTGTGGAGTATCCCTGGGCGAGGGAGAAGGGGCCGGTGGTGGCTGTGAGGGTCGACATGCCGGCCGGGACGTCGCCAGCACGTGAGAGGGCGCGGGCGATCATCTGGGCGACGACGTAGCTGACGGCGTCAGACGCCTCGTCCGGCGGGTCCTGGCCCAGGTGCCCGCGTATGAGTGCGTGGGCACCTGCGGCCAGGTGGTCGGCCTGCTCGATCTCGTCGTCAGTCAGACGGCGTCGTAGCGCGGCCGCGACCGCGTCGTGCAGCGGGCTTTGGGCTGTCTGCCCCATCACCAGTCTCCTTCGTCTCCTCATGCTCCTCAGGGGTATCAGGAGCCGGCTCCTGCGGGACGTCCTGGGCCTGCCACTGGTCACAGCTGACCAAGGTGTCGTGGAGGGGGTGCGTCTGGGGGTAGGTCAGGGTCGCGCCGGTGATCTTGTGGGTGAAGGTTGTCACGGCTGTCTCCTCAGGCAGACGGGGTGACGGCGCCGACGGGGTACCTGGTGACGGCCTCGGCGTTCTTCTGGGCGACGATGTTCTTCAGGACGTAGGCGTAGCGGGCCTTGAAACGCAGGGCGACCATGTCCTTCTCGGCCAGGTTGACGCCGCCGACGGTGGCCTGGTCGAGGAACTTGACGGTGATGTCCTGGCGGACGCCGATGCGCACCGCGGTGGAGTCTGCGACCAGGGCGACGGCCTTGGAGGCGTCGAACACGGGCTTGTCGCCCTTGACGGTGCCTCGTGACCAGCGGGCGTTGAGGCCTGCGACCTGGTCCATGGCCCCGGGGGTGGCGGACAGGGAGGGCAGGTAGATCGGGGACCCGTCGGTGGCGCGCAGGTTGGCCAGCTGCATGCGCAGGGAGCGGCGGGCGATGAGCGTGTCCGGCTCGAACTCGCCGTCACCGATGACCATGCCGGCGTTCTGGAGGATGGCGCCCACCAGGTCGGACTTCAGGTCGGTGGTGGACACCTGGGTGAGGTTGCCGCCGGTGGTGGCGGCGGTGAACAGGTCGGGGTCGGTCCAGGTGGCCGGCTTGCCGACGCCGAAGAAGACAGCGGCGTCCAGGGCGTAGCCCATGGCCTGGCCTCCGAGCCTGGTGATCTCGCCCAGCACGTCCTCGGTGGCGTCGTCGATGACGTTCTCGTGGACCGGGATGATGACCGCGACCTCCTCGGCCACCAGGACCTTGTTCTGCCAGGTCGCCTTGGAGGTGGGCTTGGTGCCGGTGTCCTCCTGGGAGGACTCGGTGACCCAGTCAGCGTGCGGGATGGTCGCCAGGACAGGCAGACGCTCGGTCTTGGTGCCCATGGACACGGTCGGGAACGCCTGGAGAGCGACCGAGGAGTCCACGGCAGCGCCAAGGAAGTCGGTGGAGTAGGCGTCCTGGATGAGGCCTGCGACCTCGGAGCGGGTGATATCGGGGGTAGCCATGACAGGTTCCTTTCAGCGAGATTGGTCTTGGCACAGTGCGGATAGGTGGGTGGGGCTACTCGTGTCCGCGCATGGCGCGCAGGGCCGCAGCAGCGGCAGCCTTGGGAGACAGGGACTCCTTGGCTGAGGCGGCTCCCGACCTCAGCGAGGTGTCGTGAAGCGGAGGACGCTTGGGCCTGGGCGCGGTCTGGTCACGCCACTGCCGCAGCAGGCTCGCGGAGGCCTCCAGCTCCTCACGGGTCGTGCCCGTCAGCGCCTCGACAGGCACCCCCGTCTCAGCGGCCACCTGGGAGGCCGCGAGCGCACGCTGGGAGTCGGCCAGGTCCTTCTCCAGCTGTGCTGCCCGGTCGACGGCCTGCTGGTAGTCCTCGGGCAGGTGGGCGGCGACGTAGGCGTCGGCTGCCTCCTGGGTGGTGATGGGCTCGAACTCGGCGGGAGTGTCTGCGTCGGTGGGCATGTGGGCTCCTTCGGTCTAGGTGTTGCCTGGCCCTGGCGTGCCCGCAGGATCAGGCTGTATCATTGGGTTGACGGGGTTCCCCCCCGCGTTAGCCTTGAAATAACAGGCCGCGCCTCATAGTCACCGTGTGTGGCAAAGTGGACAGTAATGCGCGGGCATTGGGGCCCCGTCATTTCGTGCGTGACCGGAGGTTGATCTCCTCGAACCTCGCGCCGTCGTCGTGCATCGCATAGAGCGCAAGGATGTCGGCAAGTCTGAGGTCTCGCAGGGGGTGGGGCCTGGTGCTAGAATGGTCTGGAAGCGGGGGTTTCCCCCTGGGCCCGCCTTGAAATAACAGGCCGACGGCGTGTCTGCTGTCATGAACGCCCGGAAGTGGACCCCGCTTCCCCTCTGCTTCTAGCCGGCTAGGGCTATCTCGTCGAACTCTGTTCCGTCACGTGACATGACGATGAGCCGTCGAATCTGGTTCTTTTCTCTGGTGATGTTGTAGCGCGACAACTGGCGTGCCAAGGTTTCGTGCATCTTGTGCGGCCCTAGGTCGATCACGAACACGTCCTTGCTGACACCTTGAGCCGCTGCACTCTCGACCGCACTCTTGATTCGCCCGGAGATCGATGAGTATTTGGTTCCCGTGCTCTTCAGCTCGCAGACCTGTTCCCCTTGAGTGATCCAGACGTAGTCATTCCGGGGGCGTGCCTGACGACCGGGCTCTCCGCGATCGCGACGAATCCATCGGGCACGTTCTCCGCGCGCCTCAAAGCGTTCTAGGAAGTCAATCTCGTGAGACTCAAGCACTTCCAGCGGCAGACCGTCATGAGGTTCAAGGTCACGCAGGTCAGACCTCAATCGTTGCTGCCTGGCATAGCGTTCTTCAACAGACTCATTCGGGCCTCGCTGTCGACGCTCTTGCGCACGGAGGCGGCCTATTACGGCATCCTCCGGTGACGGTGATCCGGGTATCCTCGTCAGGAGAGTCCTGTCCGTACTGATCGGCTGACCGTCGTCGTCCAGGGTGTCCAGGTAGTCCTTGAGCTGCTGTCGCTCCTGCTCAGTGATCCTGGCCTTGGAGGCGATGTACTGGTGGACGTTGACCGGCTCGCCGCCCCATGCTGGCACCGCCTGGCACCGGCAGATGTCGTGAGCAGCGAAGCGCACGGACCTGGCGTCGTAGACCTCTCCTCTCCCGGCGAGCATCTTGCAGAACTTGCAGGCACCCGGGCTGGTGATGCGCTTCCATCCCTTGGCTGAGGGGTCCGCGGCCGCTGAGCGGATGACGGTCTGTCGGTCGGCGTCCAGCACCCGCTTCTCCATGGCCGCCTTGACGGCCCTGAGCGCCTGTGCCGACGCCGCCTCCGGTGAGACCCCCTTGGCGATACGGGCCTTGATGCCGGCTGGTCCGAGCGCGTCCAGCGCCTGCTCTGCGTCGCGGATGACCTTGGCGGCCTGCAGGCCGGGCTTGAGGACCTTCATGCCCTGGCCGGTGAAGACCTTCGCCCAGTCCTGGCAGAACTCGGCGGCGATGTCCGCTGCCTGCCCCTGGTGGCTGGTCAGGGTCTCGACGGCGTGCTGCAGCCAGGCCTTGCGGGTGGCGTCAAGATTGTCCAGGTCCAGCAGCTGCCAGTGGACGTCCATCTGACGGTTGAGCTCAGCCAGGAGCTCGTCCAGAGCATCCTTGTGCCCCTTGAGGACCAGGTCCTGCGTCAGCCGCCTGGGTCTGCGGTACATCAGCCCTCCGCATCGGAGTCATCCGCCCCTGCCAGCACGTCAGGAGCCGCGAGCGCGGTCAGGGCCTGTGGTAGTGGGTCGATGTCGAGGCGGTCGCGGACGGCCTTGACCTGCTGCTGGGTCATGGAGGGGACCATGGGCATGAGCAGGTCGATGGGGACGCCGGAGGCTGCGAGCTTGGTGACGCCGTCGACGACGGTGGCGAAGGACCTGGCCTCGGTGTCGCGCCAGATGACCTCGGCGCCGTGGGGGACGGCGTCGGTTCCTGCCTCGGTCTCGACGGCCAGGTGGAGGGCGAGTTCCCAGGACTCTCCGAAGGCGCGTCGTTTGGCCTCGATCTTGCGCTGCTGGGAGGCCTCGGCGGCCCACAGGGCCTCTGCGGAGAGGTTGGCCATCTCGCCGGCGATCTGGGTGGGTGAGATCTGGGCGATCTGGGCGATGTGCTGGACGATCTCGCGCAGGACGGTGTTGTAGGGCTCCAGGGAGGCCGCTGGGAGGGCGCTGGCCTTGACGTCGGTGTCGTCGAAGGCCCATACGCGTGCGGAGGAGGCCTTGAGGACCTCGGCGGCTCCTGCGCTCCAGCCGGAGATGACCTTCTGGGGGAAGGCACCGAAGCGGGAGACGATGTGGCGGTCGAAGTTGACCTCGTTGAGAGCCCGCTGGGAGGAGATGAGGGGCTCGACCTCTCCGAGGGGGCCGGAGTCGGTGTCTCCGCCGTTGACGAAGCGGACCACCGGGCACACCGGGGTGCCGTCGTAGACCGCGCGGTGCGCGAACGCTGCCTCGTAGTCGACGGTGGCGGCTGCGGCGACGCGGGACAGGGAGGCTGTCCGGGTGGTGGCGAGGTCGTGGGCGGGGCCGAGGTCGAGCGGGTAGACGTTCTCCTCGTCCATCAGTGCGCCGCGCAGGCGCTTGACGCGTCCGACGGTCTGGGTCCACACCTCCATGGCCACCACCGGGAAGGGGCTGACGTCGTCGTGCTCGTACAGGGCGACCAGCTGGCGCGGGGACCGGGGCATCCACTCGACAGGGCCGTCCTCCTCCAGGGGACGCTGTACGAGGTAGGAAAGGCCGTAGGTCAGGGCGGGGCGGTGGACCTCGTTCTGCCGGGCGTCCATGCGGGCCCTCTGCCACAGGTCCCAGCCGGTGGCGTCAGCAGCCTCGTCTGCGCTGCGGTAGCCCACCACCCCGAGGTTCTGGGCGAAGGTGTCGACCACCATGGAGATGACGTTGCGCTTGGAGACCTCCGCCAGGTGCTTGACGTCCTCCTCCGAGCCCTTGGGGACCTGGGGCGTGCCCGCCTGGCCGGTCAGCCAGCGGCGCAGGGCCTCGAACTGGTGCAGCTCCTCGCGGCGGACGGTCAGCATCTGGGTGATCTGCTCTCGGATCTGGGCGTCGTCCAGCACCTGCGCTCACCTGCCTCACACGAAGGTCGCGCCGCCTGAGCGGCGCTTGGAGATCCGGTCGGACATGGCCCCGTGCAGGGCCAGGGTGCACGCCACCAGGGGCGTGATGTCAGCGGCGGCGTTCTTGCGGTGCCAGGCCCACGCGTCCCCCAGGGACCGCTTGCGAGCGACCGCGAGCGCTGAGTTGAGCACCGGGGTGTCCAGGTGGCGCAGCCTGTCCTCCATGACGGCGTCGTAGAAGGCGCCGCACGAGGCTGCCATCTGGGCGGCGTCGGTGGTGGTGACCTTGACGCCCTTCTGCTGGAGCGGCTCGATGAGCGAGGCTGCTGGTCCGCGTCTGTCGATGACGACCGTGCGGATGCGTTGGCGGCCCCAGATTCCGGCGACGCGCTGGAGGATCCAGCCGACGTTGTTGCGGTTGTCGATGACCTCGACGTGCCAGCGCCCGTCCGCGCGCTGTCCTGCCACGGCCACGGACCCGGAGGTGCGGTCTGGCTGGACGTCGACCGCCAGGGCGAGGCGGTCACTGACCTGGGAGGCCATGTCGGCGCAGCGCAGCCAGGTGGCCTGGTCGATCACGGCGCTGGTGGACACCTCGTCCCACATGCCTAGCCGCTCACGGGCGAAGCCTTCCTCGCTGATGTCCTCTCGCTCGGCGGACACGGTCTTGGCTGACAGGCGGATCTGGTAGGCCGGGTTGGCCTGGGCGATCGTCGCCTCGTCGTCCAGGTCAGCGTCTGGGGCAGCGGACCACTCGTGCCAGCAGGTGCTCGCCGTCGTACCTGACAGGGCGCCTGAGCGGAAGCGGGTGAAGACCTCGCCGTCGTTCTTCGGGCTGGGCGGGGTGCCGGTGTAGATGATCTGCGGGTTGGCCTGAGGACCTGCGGCGTTGGTCGACCGCAGCGCCTCCAGCGCCTCGTCGGTCAGGTCCTGCGCCTCGTCCAGGACGATGACGTCGACGGTGAAGCCACGCGCCGAGTTCTTCGAGCGGGCCACGAACTCGATCTGCCCGCCGCCGGTCAGGACGATGGCCTCCTGCCCGTTGGTCCGCCGGATCTCCTTGACCATGGCAGCCAGGTCCGGGTACTTACGCGGGTTGTCGAAGTAGCCCAGGAGCCGCAGGAACGCCTTGCGGGCAGTCTTGACCTCGTGGGCGGTGTGCAGGAACGCCTCGTGCAGCATGACCATCCCGTAGACCTCACGAGCCTCCAGGATCGCGTTCTTGCCGTTCTGGCGGGGCACGGACAGGCCTGCGCGCGAGTGCGCCCACAGCCCGTCCGTCCCGGTCGCCAGCCAGTCGTCCAGGACCAGGGCCTGCCAGTCGTCCAGAACCAGCCCGTACGCCTGCAGGAGGTCGTCGGCGTCCGGCCCCTCGTCACGACTGGCGGAATCGTCTGCCACCCGTAGACGAGGCTCCTGGGCTCCGAGCGCGGTCACGACGGCGGGCTGCGAGCTCATCGACCTTACTCACCGCCCCACCTGGCTTGGACTGGCCCGAGGCCTCCAACGCCTCGATCTCACGGCACACCGCCGCCAGCTGGCGTGACAGCGTGGCCACGCCGGACGGGTTCGTGCCCGGCGGCAGCAGGTCAAGCTCCTCAGCCAGCCGACGACGCTGGGCCCTGAGCATCCTCAGGCGGCTGCCGGACCTCACCGCCGAGGCGAACGCCCTAGAACCGACCCCCATCACCTACCCCCGATCCAGGAGCACCACTGAGGGCCCACGAGCGCCACTGCGTCGAGCAAACGTTGATATACCGCCGAAAAACAGGGACGGCAGGAAATCGTCCGGGGGGATGAGAATTAGAAGGCCGGGGGGATACCGGAGGCATTGCCGGGCCTGCCCCCAGGGGCCTGGCAGGGGTCACCCCCCACCCCTCACAGTCACCAGACCCGCGAGGTCCGCTGCGTCACCAGGCGGTCACGGGCACCGATCCCACGGCGCGCGTTGCACGAGCGGTGAGCAGGGCGGAGGTTGTCCACCGCGTCACTACCACCCAGCGCGTGCGGCACCACGTGGTCGGCTGTGTCCGCACCCGGCCTGCCACAGATCCAGCACACGTCCGACACCGACAGGACAGCCTCCCGGTTGCGACGGTAACGGCGGCTCCCGGTACGAGACACGCTCACCACCACCCGCGTACGAGACAGCCCCGGAGCACTGTCCGGGGCCGGTTGGGTACAGGTGTACCGCTGGCACGAGTGTGACAATTCGCTCCAGCCACGTCAAGCACCCGCCCCACGACGCGCCCGCCTGCCCCGCCGCCAGCCCACCCCGTCCGCATCCCGTACCAGCGGGAGCACCTCCGTCAGACACACCATCGCCCCACGACGAGACGGGGCGAACGGGTAGTGAACACGCACCCTGCCTCGACTGACCCACTGACGCAGTGCCGCGCTGGTCAGCACCGGCACCTGCTCCAGCACCTCGGCGTAGGTGCACCACTCGTCCCCGTACTCGTCGACGACGATCACACGCCCTCCACAGCCTCAGCCTCGGCCTCGGCACGAGCGAGGACCAGCGCGCGCTGCCTCGTCACCGCCCACTCGGACTCCGACAGGACCAGGCCGCACACCCGGCACCTGGCCGTCTCGTCCGCCCCGGCCACAGGCGGCGGGGACACCAGCAGCGACACGCACCCGCACCCCGGGCACGCCACACAGGTGCGCCGCTCCACCTGCTCCATCGGAAACATCCGCAGCGCCCGGCCGGTGGCGGTAGCCAGGTCCTCCAGCATCGCGCCGGCCCACGGCTGGCTGGCGCACCACGGCAGGTGCCCATCCAGCCAGGCCACCAGCTCACGCGTGGCACCCGGACGGGCCGGGCCTATCGGCTCCCGGCTCCCGTCCCTGTCCGGCTCGGTCCACCTGGTCCCGCCCTCGGGCAGGCTCAGACCACGCTCAGCGGCAACCTCGACGCACCAGGAGGCCAGCAGGGCGTGCAGGTCGTCGAGCACCCCCACGGCCGCCGGGTAGAGGCTGGACTCCCCCGGTCTCCCGTGACCAGCACCCGCGTGGCCCATGGGCGAGGACAGGGACGGCTGCCCCATCGCGGCCAGGTGGTCAGCCAGGGAGGGCATGGTGCGCACCAGGGACTGGAGCCGTCCCCAGCAGCGTCCGCACAGGCACCCGTACTCCGCCGGCCTAGGCAGGCAGCCTGCGCACTCCACCGCCCGCCCGTGGCGGTCGGTCGTGGTGCCGTCACAGCCGGTCAGGTGCTCACCACGCAAGGCGCACCCGCATACGCACATGGTCATCAGCCCATCTCCTCCTCGTAGCCGCACATCCGGCAAGGCAGCCGGTCACCGTGCTCAGGACAGACCTGTCCTGGCCTGGGCTTCTTCCTGCCCCTGCGACGCCGACGGTGTCCCTTCCGGGGCCCTGCCGTGCCCTGCCCTGCCTCTTCCTGGCCCTGCCTTGCCTCTTCCTGGCCCTGCCCTGCCTTGCCCTGCCCTGCCGGGCGGGAGAGCGCGTCGGCCGCACGCGGGCCCGTACGCGCGCCCGCGCGTGGGCCCGTACGCGCGCGCGAGGCACCCTCCTCCGGCCAGGCAGTCGCCGAGGCGGTGCTGGGGGCATCATCGGACTCATGCTGGTCAGCAGCGGGAGCGATGCCAGTACGGCTCTCAGAACCGATCTGGGAGTCGTGTGCGGGCACACGGGTGCCGTCAGACGCCTGGGCCCCCGCGAACGCTCCACGGGCCTGCCAGGCCTGCTCCTGGGTGCCTGTGGGCACACTGCTCCCACCCCTCTCGGGCAGGGACGGCTCCCACCGCCCGGCGTCGTCCGGCTCAGCAGACCCCTCAGCGGGGTGCGATCCACGGTCGTCGCCGGGGACAGCCTGGCCAGGTGGGAGCGTGGACCACGCCTGCTCCAGGAGATCGGCTGGCCCCTGGTCGGGGCGCGATCGATCCTGGTCTCGGCGGGCCAGCGCTGCCGCGTGGGCCGGCGTCGGGTGAAAGCTCATCCCCGCCTGGGAGGCGGAGCGGTTGCCCTTGGAGCGGTTGCACTCGTGGCACGAGACGGCGACCCCGTCCAGGCCCATGGGCCTGGCGAAGACGTGGTCCATCTCCGGGCGCAGCGGACCCTGGCGCGTGTCTCTGCGCACCAGGCGCTGACAGTACGCGCACAAGGCGGTCTCGACGTCGCCGTCACGAGCCCGTGGGAGCCGATCACGCTCCCACACCGCGTCGTGCAGCGTGGAGTCCTTCCTCTCGGTCTGCAGCGCCCTACGCAGACGGTCCTGGGCGCCGGTGCGCTGGGACCATTCCCGCCACGAGTGGAACGACCACTGCCCAGGCCTGGGCCGTGGACAGCGCTCACCCTGGTCACAGTAGTGGTCGTGGTCGTGCCACAGCCCCACCTCCACCAGGGCCTGAGCGGCCTGCTCGACACTCGGGTCAGGCATCACCGAGTACAGGTCGACCCGGTCCAGGACACCGTCGGCGTAGGCCGCTCGCAGCCTGCTGCCCATCAGCACCCACAGGTAGCCGGCCATGAAGGCGACCGGGTCACCGGCGAGCCCTCGACGAATCAGCACCTGGTGCTTGGGGTGCACGTGCGCCTGGTCGTCGACATTGAAGAAGCTCAACTAACTCTCCTGGGCAGACGGGCAGACAAGGACGGAATCAAGTAGGCGGCGGAGGCCGGGCGGTGCCGAGTGGGGGTGTCACAGGACGGCTCTCCAGATCTCCACGAGCGCCAGGACCCCCAGGGAGACGATGACGGAGCCGGCCACAGCCATCAGGAGGTAGCCGATGGCCGCACCCAGCACGGACCCGCCCGTACGGGTGGCGGGCTGCGGCGTCGGAGCGTCGTCGAGGGCGTCGAGGCGGTCGGCGATGGTGCGTAGGAGCTCGGCGTCGTCGTGCGTGCTCATGGGTGTGTCCTCTCGGGGTCTAGCAAGGGCGGCTCGTCGCCGAATGAGGTGGCTCCTGCGGTGGCCCAGGGGTCGTCCGGGGTGCCACCAGGCGGGGCCTGGTAGGAACCGGAACTCTGCTGCTGTGCTTGCGGCTGGCCGCCGGCACCTGGCTGAGTCGGCGGCTGTCCCCACGCCTGGGACGCGTCAGGACTGCGGTAGCCCTGGGTGGCGGCAGTGTGCCCGCCAGCCTGCGCACGGTCCGCCCGCTGGACCTCAGCCTTGGCGTACCGCAGTGAGGGACCAACCTCGTCAACCTGCATCTCCACCACCGTGCGGGACACCCCCTGACGGTCGGTGTAGGAACGCTGGGCCAGCCGCCCCTGCGCGATCACGCGCATACCCTTACGCAGCGACTCCGCCACGTGATCGGCAACCTCACGCCAGACATGGCACCGCATGAACAGCGTCTCACCGTCCTGCCACTGGCCCGTCTGACGGTTGAAGGTGCGTGGTGTGGAGGCGATCGTGAACGCGGCCACCGCCACCCCAGACGCGGTGAAGCGCAGCTCAGGGTCCGCAGTCAGGTTCCCAATGATCGTGATAACGGTGTCACCAGCCATCAGTCAGTCACCCCGATCGGGATGAGCTCGGCCCAGTGCGGCGAGCCCTGTCTCCTCCAGCGCAGGCCGTCACACGGCCTGCAGCGCGGGCAGAAGACCTCATAGGTGTGTCCGTAGCCGCTGCGGTGGCCCATGCGCCGCCACCCCTCAGCCTCCAGCGCCCGCCACCAGGCCTCCAGGTCCTCCCACCGGCGGACCGGGTCCACCCGCACCTCAACGCTGCTCGACGCGTCACAGGCCGCGCTACTGCAGTAGGCCGTGACGGTGGCACGGGCCTCAACCAGGGCCATCTCCATCACGGTTATGCCTCCTCGTCCAGGTCTGTGACGGTCAGGGTGACTCGACGGAAGCCGACAGGCAGGTCCGGCGCGTGCTCTCCACGGTGCGGGACCGGGCCGGACAGGTGGGTGTCGTCGTCATCGGCCCACACGCCAGCGTCCGTCAGCCCGTCAACCAGCGCCTTGACGGTGGGGTAGGCGTTGGCCGGGTCCATGCGGTTGTGGGTGCGGGTGTGGACGTAGAAGTCCACACGCACCCTGCCGGTGTAGTGGGGCAGGCCGTGGTGGCGAGCCAAGAGGCAAGCGCGCTTGCGCAGCGTGGCAGTACGACGAGCCCGGTCGAACCGGTGCTCGCGACCGTTGGCGGACAGCCACTCGTTGCCGGGGACGTCGATGACGATGGTCGACTGCCTCATGACACCACCTCCGCGCCCCGCGCACTGGTGATGACCTGCGTCCAGCGGTCGATCAGGTCAGGGTGGAACCCGGACCAGAAAGCCGCAGCAGTGTCCAGCCAACGGGCAGCCGGTCTACCAAGCATGCCGACAGCGGTCTGCCCGTCATCACGGACCACGACCAGAGGCGCACCCAGCAGGCCCCGGGCCTTAATGACCTCCACCAGGGACCCATAGTGCGCCACCTCCTGGATGTCATAGGACACACCCGCGCGGTCGAGGCGGCGCATGGTGGCCTGGCACTGCCGGCACCCAGGCCGGGTGAACACCGTGACCGTGTAGCTCATGGCTGCTCCTGGTCGTGGGTCCCGGCGGGGCCGTGGCCTGCCGGGTGGTCGTCCTGGTCCAGCTCCACCCGCATCCCGTAGACGGTGTGGACCGCTCGGACCATCAGGCCGGACAGGGCCTCGACCTGGCTGGCGGCGATGCGTCCGACCCGCAGGCGCGTGGCCACCAGGTCGTCCATCCCGCCCGTGGGCCGGGGCAGGCTGTCGTCGTCGACCTCCATGGTCATGGTCAGGTCGAACTCGCTCGTCTCTGTCGTGATCGTGGTCCTCATGCGTGCGTCCTGTCTGTGTCGCTGGCTAGATGCAGCCCGGTGCCGCGCAGGGCGTGCCTGGCCCGGTCGCGCACGGCCTCCTCGAAGCCGCCCTCGCCCTCCGGTTGGTCGTCGTCCTGGTCGTCTGGTTGGTCGTCGTCCTGGTCGCAGACCTCCAGGTCCTGGCAGACGGCGAGCAGCTCGCCGCCGTACGCGGGCACACCGGCGGGAGACGGCTGGCTAGACAGGCCCATGGCCAAGGTCGAGCCCAGGAACGACCAGCCCTCTGGCGTCCAGTCAGTGCCCCGGGCGGCCACGTGGTCGCCCGCCGCGACGAGCAGGCTGCCCTCGGTCGTGCCGCGCACAGGCAGGTGTCCCAGGACACTGGCGGTCCTCATCCAGGCGCGCATCTTGGCCGGGTCCAGGACCATCGACGCGGACCCGGCCAGCGGCTCACGGCACGCCCGGGCCAGGGCCCCCGTGACGTCCCGCCGGTCCCCCGGGAAGACCGGCGGCTCCATCAGGCTCACGCGCGCCGACCTGCCCGGCAGCAGACCGGTCATGTCCGTGACCTGCAGGCGCCCGCCAGGCTCGTCCACGAGCACCTCCAGGCGCGAGTACTCGTCCACCTCGCTGTGCATGCCCACGACGCGCCCAGCCTCGACAGCACTGACGTCGACGTCGATCACCTCACCACCGCCGTCCCAGGCCTCCACCAGCTCCACCGTCGCCAGGACGTGAGAGGTCAGGTCCGTGGCCGTCAGGCACAGCAGGCGATCGCCCGGGCTGACCCACACGCGCAGACGCCTGGTACCCCGAGGCCTGGCGCCTGTGCCCAGGTGGGGCACGACCGCGCGCAGCGCCGTCATCAGCGCCTGCCCACGCACCACCACCCGCGGCATCACGTCGACGTCCGTCATCTCTCCGCCCCTTCCAGCATGTCGAGCATGCTGGGCGTGCCCAGCTCATCCACACCGTCCTGGACGCGCCGCACCGCGGCGGCGCAGTCCCTGCACACCCGGTCCCTGTCCAGCAGCAGGTCCAGGGCCCCGGCCTCGTAGCCGTGCGGGCACCCGTGCAGGTCCATCCGCCCGTCGGGCTCGCACAGCAGACGGGCCGGCGTCACCTCGTGGTGGTGGCCGTCGGTGTACGCCTCCCCCAGGAGGGCGACGTGCTCCACGCGCATCCGGCCACGCACCATCGGCAGGAACCTCTGCTCACTCATGCCACCCACCCCTCGGTCGGCAGCAGGCGCCGCCTGACAGGCACCGGCCCCAGACGCACAGGGGCCTTCACCGGCGACAGGCGCATCTGCTTCTTGCGCTGCGCGTGCTCGCGGCGCTCTCGATCCAGCCGGGCACGCACCTCGCCAGGCCTGTAGCGGCTGCGCTCACGCCCGGCCTCCTCGCGACCCCTGCGCGCAGTGGCAGCGACGTCACGAGCCAGCGCCTCCAGCCGGCTGCGCTCAGCGGCCTCGGCGGCCAGGTGGTCACGCCACCAGGCGACCTCCACCTCGTCCACCACGCCGTCAGGTGCCCCGTGCTCGGACGTCCACTCAGCGAGCCGCTCCAGCCCCACGTCGGTCATGAGCAGCGGACCGCCACGCTCATGAGCCAGCAGACCCGCCTGCCAGAGCCGACGGGCGGTGGCGAACACCGCCGACTCCGGCACCCCGCACGGTTTCCAGATCATCTCGACCGTGTCAGCGCCTCGGGCGACCATCGCCAGCACCAGGTGCTGGCGGGCCGGGTACCTGCCCCTCCTGCTCATCAGGGAGGTGTCACCAGCCAGCAGGCGCCGCCCGTCCTCGGTCAGGGCCACGGACCCGTCCCGGGCGGTACCGGCGACCATGCCCCGCTGACGCAGGCACGTCAGAGCCCGCGCGACACCCATCCGGCCCATCCCGGTGGCCTCCACCAGGGCGTCCGTGGTCGCCGCCCCACCGGCCACGGCCGCCAGCACGCGCTCCTGCGACGGCGCAGGCATCCGTACCACGCTCATGACGCGGCCCTCCCCTCACCCGCACGGCGCACCGGGGTCGCGCGACAGGCCGCACGGGCAAGCCGCACCGATACCCCTGCGCAGGCCAGGGCGGCACGCTCCAGCAGCCAGCGGCGACGGGCCCACACCCACCGCACCAGCTCACCGACCACGAGCACCAGCAGCACCACGACCGCGAACTGGACCATCTCGCCCGTGGTGACCATGACGTCACTCGTCTCAGACCTCATCACGCACCTCCATCCCCTCATCCGGCACCAGCACATCCAGCACAGACACCACCTGTCCCCGCTCACGGGCCAGACCCAGGGCAGTGGCCACCACGTCCCACAGCCCTCTTCGCGGGGCCCTGTGACGGGGCACGTAGATAGACTTCATCCGAGGCATGTCTCGTTTTCCTTGTCTCACCGCCCGTCAGCCGTCGCACCGGCTGACGGGCACCTTCATTCCTGTCATCGGGCCGTGCTCGCAGCGACGACCTTGTCGACATCGACCCGCAGGTCGTAGACACGCTGACGCAGCTCATCGATTGAGCTGGTCGGCTCCGGGCCGGGTGCAGGCGATGGCACCGCACCTGCACCCGCCCGGCAGCCCCCACAGCAGCCAGCACACCCCGAAGACACAGGCGCGACCACTGCGGGAACCTCCTCGGTAGACTCCGAGGCACCACTACCCGACGACGACGCCGGAGCACCCACCTCGGCGTCGCCACCGCCTACCGAGGAGGAGACATGGCGACCATCCACTACGGGGCCAGCCGCTTCGACTGGGACGACGGAGACGCAATGGCTTTCCTCTCCACATACCGTCGAAAACTCGACTCCGGAGAGACGATCCTGCTGGCCTGCGACACCGATGAAGGCGACATCGCCTTCGTCGTCACACCTGGAGTCCCCGTGCACGTCGAGTTCGACAACCCGGTCAATGAAGCCGGACGGCGCGAGCTCGGACCTATCGAGGCCGACTGAGCTAGTAGAAACGCACGCGCCCATCGCGCCCCCTCTCAATATCCCGATCTCCCGAAACGCCGCTCCCGGAGCCATTGAGGCCGCCGGCGTCTTCATCGGCCGCGCGATCGGCGGCTGACGCCAGCACCTCCTCCTGCTCCTTGACGAAGTCCGCGACCTGCGCGATCGCGCGACGGCAGTCGTCCTTCGCACGCAGGTACACGACACACTCGTTGCAGGTGAGCTCCTCGGGCACCCTCAGCCGCTCGACAGCGTTCCTCACCCTCATCAGCGCCGCCTCCACAGGCGACGACGCCCGGGACGGAACCGGCCACGGCTCTGGCTGACGCAGCATCACGCCACCTCCCAGGTGCTCTGGCGAGCGCACGACCGCCCACTGGCGGATAAGGTCACGGACATGGCAGACGCAGGCACGATCTCCTCCTGGGTAGCAGCGGGAATCTCAGCAGTCAGCGCCGGGATCACGGTCTGGAAGGCCTGGTACTGGCGCCCCACGCCGCAGTGGAGGCTCGAACCAGCCAGAGCCACGAGGTCAGTCATCGGCGCCCTCACCCGGGACCCGTCAGCCACGCTCAACGGGCCGGGCGAGCAGTACCTAGCAGCGCCGGTCAACGTGGGCGACGGACCGGCACTGGACGTCACCGTGACCTCCAGCGACTGCGCGGCCTTCTTCGCATACCTCGACGAGACAGACGCGCGAGGCTTCTCCCCGCTGACACGCCTGGCCCAGATCCCACCGGCGGGACAGGCACGCCTCGTCGTCGTGCCGACGCACGCCCCGATCCAGCCGGGCCGGCTGACTGACCTGGAGGAAAGTCCCATACCCGACAGGCCCAGACCTGAGCGGATCTCGGTGAGGCTGGAGTGGACGGTCCGTCCGGCGCGAACCGGGCGGCGGCAGTCACGGACGATCCGGGTCGACGACGGCCTGCTCGCGCTCGTCGACGCCACCAGGCCGGCGACTCCCACGCCGGCATAACCCCGGCGGCAGCAGCCACGCTGACCAGCGCGAACCCCACCGACAGCACGAGCGGCACCCACCTCACGCCACCTCCCCAGCAGCCCGCGAGCGCGGGCGCTCAAGCTGCTCGCGGTAGTCCTCAATGTCTCTACGTCGATACCGACGTTGGCCTCCAGGCGTGAGTGTCACGGCAACCTTGCCGTCATCTGCCGCCCGGTTAAGAGTCTCACGGCTAACACCGAGCATCGAAGCAGCCTGCGATGCGCCCATGAGCACATCGTCCAGCAAAGCATTCTTTGTCATGGCGACAACATTAGAAGGATGCTTTGCTTTCGTCAAGCACTCTTCGTCGCACCCGCGCATTGCTCGCTTTGCGCACCTCTAGTACGCTTACTGCATGAGCACTTCAGCATTGCCAGACACCTACAGGATCCCTGAGTGGACTTTCGCTGACCGTCTACGCAAGGCGCGGCAGTCATTCGACGGCAATCAGCGCGAATTCGCAGAGATGCTTGAGGTGCGTCCAGGCACATACGCCCAGTGGGAGGCTGGCAATACGATGCCCCGCAACCCGGTCTCACTAGCGAAGCGCATCGAGGTGCTTACTCGAATCCCCGCAGCCTGGGTGCTCGGCGTCTACGAGCCCACACCCTCCCCCGGGGACGACGGAGCCCCCACCGTTCCCGGCGGGGGCTCCCTGATCTTCTTCGACGACATCATCGAAAGCTCCTGCGGCTGGACTCGAACCAGCAACCGTCCGATTAACAGTCGGATGCTCTGCCATTGA